TGGCATAAAGTTCCCATGTGCTAAGTCAAATTTTAATGTATCTGATATGAAGTTATACTGCCTAAGACCAAATGATTTAAACTGTAGAAAAGGTTTTAGTATAGGTCTATTTAAAACAAGAGGGTCAGCAAGTATATCTTTCTGCAACTGAGTCTTAACAGCAAATCTACCCATAGCATTTATTACTGTAGAGTTTGGTAGTTTGCCTTTCTTTATTTGGTTATGGTCTATCCCCATTTTATTTAAAGTAGACTTAGCCCATTTTTTAGAACCCATCCTTCCTAGGCCTATGCCTCTTTTTCCAGATGTTATAGCTACTAAGTCATCTATTAATACTCTTGCAGATGCGGCCGCTAATATATTATTAATAGAGTTTATTCTATTAAACTGAGATATATCAGTTAATCTACCTACTACTTTTTTAGATATATCACTTTGCTGGGATATGCCCATCATCTCATTTATATATTTGTATAAGTTACCACCAGAAGCATCTACCTGTTGTCTAAATTTTTTATCCGTCATGTACTTATAAGTACCTTTTGTAAACCTCCAATACCCTGCAGATAGAGCAGAAGATATTGCAAACTGAGATAGGTTCATAGCTGTTGCTGTACCTAATGCAATCTTAGTAGAAGTTTCCCACTCCATAACCTTTTGCATAAAGTCTTTAATACCCGGGTTTAAGTTGTATCTTCTATTATATCCTATAGTACCCATAACATGATTATGTAGCTCTCTCATAATAGGAACATCATCTGCACTAGCATTATTAAGAAGATTTTCGTATATATTACCCTCTCTTCCAAAATTTTTTCTTTCTGCTGAACGCCTAGCTACATTAGAAGAATATATACCAAGAAGCTTTCTAATATCTCTTTCATAAAAACTTTTAGGCAATTCGTATGTTCTAGCTTTTTCTAAGTTCCCATCTAGTTTAAAGACTTCACCATATGTTAACCTACCCATGAGAGCCATAGCTTTAAATGGACTAAGCTCTTCAAGCTTGTCTCTACTCTTTACCCCTTCTATTATAGAATCATAAGCTTCTCTAGTTTCTTTAGATAAAGATGGTACTGCATTTCTAATAACCCTGTTTAAAAAATTAGCCTCACCCTTTCTATTCTTAGCAAAACTTTCTGGGTTGTTCATAGCCTGTATAATTAAGTCTATATAATCGTCTTTTAAATTCTTTACCAACATATCCTCTCCACTTCTAGCAGTTTCTCTAGAAACAAATTCAGATATTTTGTATATGTCTGCAAATATTTTTTCAGCAACACCTTGCTTTAATATCCTAGGTATATAGTTTTGAAGATAGCCTACATCTACACCAGATTCTCTGGCTCTATTAAATAGGAAGTCTGACATTTGTCTATAAGACCTTGTTTCTTGTATGTCTACTCCTTGTTCTACAGCATCTGATAGTAGTTCCCAGTATTTACTTTTAGCATTGGCTTCTGATACACCCATAGCTTGAGAAAGTCTTTGAGCTTGTTCTCTTGTTGGCTTTGTAGAATTAAAACCAAAATTGCTCATTAGGTCATAGGTTTCTGATAAAGTTCGTCTTTGATCTACTACAAACTGATCTACCTTAGCAACATACATCCTCCTAACAGGACTTACAGTACCTTGATTTCTTGCAGGTCTAAGTATGTCTAATAATTTATTTGCTGGTGCTGGTAGCATTTGATCTAGGAATATACTATACCTAGCTTTCTGCATAGGCACACCTTTCTTTTCCATGTCATCTAATGCTTTCTTAGTGTATTTTTCAACTATTAATTTATCTCTTAAGTTTACAATCTCTGAATTAGTATTTTCATCAAGTCTTTTAGGTATTGACTGCTCTCCTTTAGATGCTCTATTTAATCCTCTATTAAGTTCTTTTTGCTCAGTCGAATGGTTGAGTTCGTTTTCTAAACTTCTTATTTCAGATTTTCTTTTATCTTTTAGTTCTTTTGGAGATATGTTAACATTTTCTTTTCTTCTGTAATATGTTGAAAAAACATCTCTATCTACTAATGATATTTCATTTGTATCTAAAAATTTTAATTGATACTCTCCCTTGTCTCTATTAAAGCTTTGTATCTTTACTTCTCTTTTGCCTTTTCTATCTGTGTATATATTGTTATATAATTCTCTAGCATAACTATCCCTAGCAACATTTCCTGCTTCTACATCTAAGTTTAATTCTTTAGGTGCTGTTTCGTATGTTATCTCTTGCTTTGTTGCATCTTTTCTAAACTCATTAAGTTTTTTAAAACCTGTAGTAGCTACTTTGTTTACACCCTTAATACCTAGTATCATACCTCCTGCATGAATCCAATCTTCTGTAGTAGGAGTTCTTCCTTCTAATGCAGGTGCTACTACTGCAAACTCACCAGTTTCTGCTAATGTTCTACCAAGTACACCTACTCCTTTTTGAGTTAAAAAAGCATTTGTAGCTCCTGTCATACCACCTAGAACTGCACCTTTAGCTCCAGCTTTTACTACCTTGCCGGGTGTTACTGTGCCATCTGATATATATTCATTTAGTGCTTCTCCAGCTCCAGAGTACAAGCCTAATGCCCCTGCTCCACCTGCAGAAGAGGTAGCTGTTTTTGCTAGAGCATTTGATTTAACAGCCATTCTAGCCGCTCTACTAGCAACTTGAGGCTTAACTCCATTCTGTATTAATTTTTTAGTTACGTACTTAGTAGCCGTAACTTTAGCGGCCGCACCTCCAAGACCTCCTCCAAAAACTGTAGTAGCAAAATCAAGAGGCTGGAAGAACGAGGCTACACCTGCGGCTATGTCAGACACAAGACCCGGATGATAGTTACCTAAGTCATACTTCTCCTTACCTTGAGTTATCTCATACACCATTCCCTGCAAGGACTTATTGTACCCATCTTTCCATATATTTCCTAATGTGTCTATGATACCGCTTTCATCCTTAGGGTTGTAAGCAGGCATTTCTGAGCTTAGTTTATATTGAGGAAATTTTCTAGTAATAACCTTATAGGCTAAGTCATCACTCATAGAATTATACTTTGAATCAACAGCTCTAAAGTCATTAACAAGCTGTTCTTTGCTCATGTTTGGGTCGAATTGTGCCATTATAAAGAGCTGATAAATTTAATTAAGTCATCTCCTAAAAGCTCTCTGTAAGACAAAGGCTTGTCTTTTAATACAGGAAACCTTTCTCTTTTTCTTCTTATGTCTTCACTATTATCATCATAAAATGTGTCTGTAGATTCGTCGTAAATAGAGCTAAACAATTTTTTTAATTCTTCTATTTTTTTAGGCAATCCTTCTTTAAAATTCTTTCTTGTCTGAGGATTTGGTGCTGTTTCTGAAGTTTTTATGTCCTTTCTAAGTTTCTTTATTTTATCTTTTAAAAACTCTGAACCAGCTCTGGCATCTCTAAGGTTTCTTGGAACATCAAAGTCTTTTGATTTTCTACTTCTAGAAGGTGTTTTAGCTTGAGCCATTCCTAAACCAGAAAGAAAAGCAGGAACATCAAGTTCTTCTCTATCTTCTTGTGATAAATTTTCTGGAACTATAGCTGGACTATAAGCAGAAGAGTCATCTGGAAAATCACCATCAATAGCAACTTCGCTATCATCTGTTGCGTTTTGATTTGCCTGAATTTGAGCTAGGACATTTTCTCCTATCTCATTGTCATCTGCAAATAAAATGTCATAGTCATCTTCATTGACATTTTGAGTGTTAAAAGTTCTTGCTAAAACTTCTGCTGGGTTTTGCTTAAATTCTTCTATCTTAGCATCTACTCTAGAATAAGGATTTACAGAATTGCCACCATAAGCATCTACACTACTATCTCCTTGACTACTTATGTTAAGAATTTTTTCTATTTTTGAATATGCATTATCTAAACCAAGTTGTAACTCTTCTTTCTGAGTACTGTAATCAACTCCGGGAAGAGAAGCTTCTTTAGTCTCTAAGTCTGTTAGAGCCTTTGACATTCTTCCAATTTCTTTTGTAAAAAAATCTACTTGATCTTTTTGAATATCATTCATTTTTCCAGCATCTCTATCAAGGTATACTCTACTTAAGTGCCTAGCATGTTCTTCAGGGTTGCCAAACAATACCATAGCTGTATTATCTGATATTTCATTGTCAGGATTTCTTTTATTGTAGTCATCTTTAAACTTCATTATGCTAGTACGCTGAGCACCTGCTTTGGTCTTTAAAGAATTAACTCTTCTTTCAACCAGCATTCTTTCTTTTGGGTCTGTTATATCCGCAAGAAAAGCCTCAGTTGGAGTATCAATAAGTTCTTGTACTCCAAAACCAGATGTTGCGTTTGTAAAAGTTTTATCAGCCCTATTTCTTAAGTTGTTTTCTTCGTTTATAGTTGCGGCTTTTTGAAGTCTATCTTCTTGCTTTGATGCTAGGTCATTGCTAAACTTTTGCTGTCTAAGTGAGTCTTCATATCTTTCTTCAACTTGTTGCTGTTGCCTTCTAGATAGCTCTAGTCTAGCATCTGCTCTTTCTGATTCTTTTTTTCTTAGCTGATATTCAGGACTAGCGTACTTTGATATTTCTTCTAAGAAGGTATCTAAACCTGTAGGTGCTTGTTGTAATACTACTCTTGCCATTATTTAATCCTTGTGTTTAATTTTTTAACAACTCTATACAATCAAGGGCCTCCTACATCAGAGTCGCTTTGGTCTCCGTATACATCATTTGGGTCTGGTTGACCCGGTACTAGCTCCCATATATTACCATTCCAACTATAGTTTAAACCATCTGAGCCTTTCATTGTTTGACCCATTGTTGTACCCATTGTGTTAGGGGAACCCGGAGGGCCGTATTGTTCATTCGTTCCATAAGGATTATCTTGTGTAAAATCCATTTGATTTCTTTCAGCATCTGCTAAGTACCTTAAAGCATCTTCTTGATTTGTTCTTAGTGTATCTGCTAAAGATTTCTCAGTTCTACTTTCATAATCTCTTACTATTCCCCTACTAGCTAAGCTATCTCCTTTAAATAAGGAACCAGCAGTCTGTTGCTGTAGCTTCATTAATTGATTTCTAGCATCAGCTCCGAATCTATCTCTATCTTCTAAAAACTCACTTACATCTGGAGCTCCATACAGGTCTTCAAATTTTCTTCTTTCTACATCGTCTTCTATAAATTTACCATATTGCTGTTGATAGTCTTCGGTACTCTGGCTACCATATCCACCGTTTGAAAACCCTTGCACTCCTTTCATATTGCTAGAATCTGCTCTGTCTCGATAATAACTATTTGCTACTTGCATTAAAGCATTTAAAGCATCTTCATTGCTCATTATCATCCCAGCTTCTTGTGCATCAGATAAAGCTTGCTTTCTATTCCCTGCATTTCTAATCTGCATTAGTGGAGCCATGTCTTCAAAACCAGATAAAGCTTTTGCTAGCTCATCTACAACTCCTATGCTGTAGTTACTATCGTCTTTACTCATGATAGGTTTAATTCCACCTTTGTTCATCATAGCAGATTGCCTAGTCATATCAGTATTTCTTTGCACATTTAAAGTATTAAGTGCTAATAGTTCATCTATTGCAGAGTGACCATGTTGACCTTGTGGTACTAAACCACCTCCCACATATCCTAATCTATCTGCGTTGTTTATCATGTCCATTGTATTCTTTCCTAGTTTATCTACAGCTTCTTTACGAACAACATACTCTCCGCTTTTAAGCATAACTGGGCCTATATTATCTGATTGTGCCATTATACTATTCTCCTTTTAAAAGGCATCATGTCTATCAATCCTCTTCCCATAGTCATTCCACCACCCATATATCCAGACTTCTTTTTCTTCTTAGCCATGCCACCATACATATACATATCCATCATTCCTCCACCCATATAGTCATCCATCATACCACCTTGCATCATGTATCCCATTTTATTTCTAACTGCCTCAGGTAACTTTGCCAAACCTCTATTACCTTCAGGTACTTGTTTTAACTGACCGCCTTTAGCATACTTAGGCATCATACCTCCTGCCATTAAACCAGCTAAGTCCATACTTTGATTAGGCATTCCATAGCCTAGCATGTCCTCCATAAAATATTGTCTTGCAGAATCTGGAGTGTTTGTTGAGTAACCTAAATTTCCTAATATTTCATTTGGGTCTAGTTGGTCTATTGCAAACCTAGTTTCTATATTAGATGGCATAAAGCCAGAGGTATCTATTGATGGTGCTTCTAAATTTACACCACCCATTAACCCTTCTCCACCAAATAACTTAGGTGCTTCACTTGGTATTGCCCCAGTATCTAAGCTAGGAGCATCTGTAAGACCTAGTGACCCAGTTGCGGCTTTTCCAGACAAGGCTCTTTTACCGTACTCCCCTAAGCCAGCCATCAAAGCTGTACTAGCAAAAGTTCCTAAGGCTCTACCAGCAGACCCTTCCCCTAAGCTTTCTCTATAGTCTTCTATATCTTGTTTTGCCTTAGTTCCAAAACCTGTGCTTTCTCCAGCTTCTACATCTTCTGCTGTGGCATCTCCTAGTTTTTCTCCTGCAAATTTACCAATTCCAGCTAAAGCTCCTTTTGCTAAAGAAGTTCCAATTAAACCTACTCCGGGAGGCAAAACAGCATTTAATATATACGGAGCCGCTAAACTTAATAAACCTGCTCCTGCCTTGCCAAAACCTAAAATTCTATCTCTTGCACTAGTTGCTTTTGTTTGCATATCTGCAAGCTTATCTTGCAAGTCTCTATAGCCTCTGCTGAGACCAGCACCACCTATTATAGCTCTGGCTCCCCTACCTCCTCTTTGGTAGGACATGGGCATATTACGACCGCCTCCCATATAATCTCTAAGTGTATTGTATTTCATAATATTCCCTTAAATTGTAACTTCTGTTTTCCAAACTGATGTAACAAAAAACTCTACTGCAGTAGTAGTTATTCCTGTATCAGATGCAGTTATTGATATTATTGCCACTTCATTTGGATTTATGACTGGTGAATTGTTCCAGTCAGTTTGATTAATTGTTATAACGGTACTGTCAACTGTAGTTGTATCATATGAAAATTGACACACCTCACTTGGTGACTCAGAACCATTAGGTATTTTTTTAATTTTAAAAAGTATATTGTCAGCATTGTCTTGTACTATTGGCACTTTAAATAGTATCTTATGACATATCATCTTAAATGGACTTAAAAACCCAACTTGATTTCTTACTACTGTTAAATCTGTGTCGTCAACCCAAGGTAAATTAGTTTCATCTGTATCTAAATCTTTGTTAAAGTTATGTATGAAAGTTCTATAGTCAATAAAAGACTGGGTATATTTTAATCTTCTAGTAGTTAAAGTTCTCTCTACAAACTGGTCTCCATTGTCAGATAAAAATGTTTTATAAAGCTTGCCTCTCTGTTTTCTCACCATTGCCAACTGTCTATTAGGACTTAATGTAAAGGTAGTTGTACCTTCTGGTGTGCCTCTAGTTACAGGTGCAGATGTATCTAAAGAACCACCTTTTGAATTTGTTAATCTTCTTATATCTCTCTGCACTATGCCGCCCTCTTTCTAAGAGTTCTATATTCTATTACTATATCATTTAAAGCAAACTTAGAATCTTCAGCTAAGCTATCAAAATTAAATCTAAATGCTATGCTTTGAAATGGATTAATTGGATTGTCAGCACCACCTCCCTGACCTACAACAGGTATCTTAATAGTATTGTAATATGTTTGAGACGCATGTGTTTGAGGTATAGTAGAACCTGTTGCATTTAGAACGACCCAAGTTCCGTTGTTGTTAACCATATACTCAATCTCAGAATCGTTGATAGCTGTGCTACCGCTATGCCTATAATTTATATACATATTGTAAACTTTCTTACTTAAACCCGGTTCTCCAAAATCTAAATCTGGAGTTTGCAACCTATAGTAAGTATGTGGTTGCTCAGCAGTTTGATGATGAGTTAATATTACTTTACCTGTTCCAACTCCATTTAAATTTACATCATCTGTGTCATAAGCAACTATAAGCTGTCCCTGACTGTCATTTACCATGTTAGATATATGTGCATCGTAAGTATTACCTAAAGTAAAACTAGCATTATTTGTATTTGGAGCCGCATCTTTACCAAAGTACCAGCTCTTATATCTAAAGTCGTAATAAAAAGCATCTTCAGCATCTAAAGCTTTGTCTATAAATATAGCTTGTTTTGTTTCTGGTATATACCCTACAACAGCGTTAGAAAAATTTGACCATCCTACTCCAGATATAAGTGTTTGACCTGTGTCTGCTATCTTTCCTTCAGTTAGGTTAGCAACAGAAGAGCCATCAAATAAATATGCACCATTATTATTTGCCCACAGTATTCCGTATTCTGTGTTGCAAACAGAGTAAGGAAACTGTACACCTGCATACGGAACCGTTTGTTCCAGAAACCAACCAGCAGGTGATACTGAAGCTATGTTTAATATCTGAAGAGTTCTTTGTTTAAAAGCGAGCAATCTATCTGCGTAAAAAGCCAAGCAACTATAGTCTTCCCCATCTCCCTTAGTAACATCTAATTTGTTATGAGCTGGAAACGTATCATATTTGTCTATCTCACTAAACATTATACGGTCTCCAAAATGCTCAAATGATGTGCTTTCTGAAGTAGAACCAACGCCTCCCTCATCATACTTTACATTTGCAACAAAAGCTCTTGAGCCAGCAACTACTGCTGTTTTATAACCAGACCCTGTTTGACCAAAGGCTATCTGCTTAGTTGACGGAGAAAAACCATTTAATAAAACATAGTCTTCTATGTTAGGCCTAGAAGATTTTAAATCAAAATCTCCATGAGTTACGGTATTAGATATTCTAAATTCTCCATCTCCATCCGCTTTCCAAGGATAATATTCATCTCCTAAATGAACTCTAGCTCCATCTTTAACACTTATATCAACAAATAAAATCCATTCATCATTACTACCTGCCTCTCTTATGTATATTCTACCACCACTTAATCTTTTTGAGTAATCACTACTTGAGCTTGTTCCTATTGTATTTGCGTAAACATTTATATTAAACTTCTTTCCATCGTCGTGCGTAAATGAGCCACCTGAAAACTCTTGGATTAAAGATTCTTGATTGCCGTCATATATAAAAGTACCACCAAACTCATAATCTTTACCTTCCCATTCTCCATCTTCTGTGCTTTTTTCTACGCACAAACCCCAACCTGCTCCTCCAGCTACATTATACTCAGTAGTTCCATTTAAGGATGCACTACCAGTTCTTTTGCATGCAGTAGGCCTTGCCAATGTATTTAATTCTTCGTATGTGTTAGACTCTACTACTGTTCCAATAACTCCACTTGTTAATAAAAATTGGTCTCTTTCTATGTGACCATACCATTTAGGAGTCGATTCGTTTCTATGGTTTCCATCAGCTACCCTTAATGAGTTGTTTGCATAATAGTAAACAAACTCTGGTTTTTCATTACCATCAGCCTCATTTAAAAGTGTTACAGCATCTGTAGTAAAATCATCGTTACTGTCAACATAAATATCTACCTTTCCATCATCAGTATTTCCCAAAGCTAAAAAGAAATCTCCAACAAACCCTGTTCTTTTAAATATTATATCTGTATTATCAGCAACAGATTCGTCTACAAGTGAAGTTTCTTTTAGGTCAAGAACTACTCCGGATAAACCTGCAGTAGTTGTGAATATATGGCTAAAAGTAAGTTGCTTTCCTGTCGATGTTGCAGTAGCATTAGTACTCATTTCAAATGTTGTAGCATCTGTAATACTTGCAATCGTTGCCCCTGAAGGAACTCCTACACCTGTAATCCGTTTTCCAACTGCTAAATTATTTGTAGCATTTGTTCCCCCACTATGAGTAACTGTGGCATCTCCATTAGTTACGTTGCAGGTATGAGTAAAAAAATCAACATCAAAACTAGCACCGTTAGTCAGACTCAGTAAAGACTGAACAGTAAAAGTTCCGTTGTTTGCAGAGTTGCTTGCACCACTAATTACTATTTTAATAGGTAATCCAGTAGAACTTGGAACTACATTGTTTGTAACCCAAAAATCAATATCATTTATAAATATCTTATTACTACTGTGGAAAGCTAAGGCATATTTATTACCAGTAGGGTCTGTTCCATCTACATTTCCACCAGAACTTCCAAGAGAACGTACAGTAGCACCCCTAACACCAACAGGGTCATCTGCTTCAAAGTAATGTAATCCATATCCGGGATTTAAAGATGCCGTATGTACAGGAACTGTATTCTGACTTAGTGTCAATGCTGAACCATCAGTTGCTGTGTGCCATTCTGAGCGTGGTATTAACTCTCCATTTTTAGAAACATTCCAGTTTATACACTCTGCAGACTCACCAACAGCTAAGTCTCTAGGGTTTTTTACGTTGTTAATACCCCTTCCAAAGCTATTTAATGTAAAGAATTTTTTTGCCATTTAGTCTCTTATTTCTATGTGAACTAAGTCGTCAAAGCCATTATCTTTTACATCCCCATCACTATTCCAGTCGCCGCCCCAACGAATTTTTAAACCTAGCTGATGAGCTATACCTCTTATCATTCCACCCATGTAATGAAATCCGTCTCTGTTTTCCCAGTCTATTGGATAGGGAGCTAAATCTACCGCCTTACCCTCCATGTGCCTTGAATACTTTACTTTCGTGGCTCCCTTTTCCAATAACTCTTTTTGTCTTTCTTCACTTCGCAAACCTTCTATGATAGTAACATCCATTACTTTGATTAACTCATCTAATACTTTGATAAGCCTATGGTCTACACCTTTCAATCTTTTCTTACTTTTTCTTCCAAACTTATACATAAGATACCTACTTCTTTTTTCTTCTAGTAGCTTTTCTTTTGGTAACTTTTTTCTTACCACCACGTATTAAATCTGAGTCTGCTTTTCTAGCTCCACCCTTACCTGTAGCAAAGCTTCTAACCCTGCCTGCCGCCCATTGATGAGCACTAACTCCGGGTCTAGAACCACTAGAATAAAAAGCACCAAGTCCTCTAGAGTAAACTTTGTTTAATGTGGACTTTGATATACCTGAACTTTTAGAATACTTACTTACAACGGAAGCTTTACTTCCTCCGCTTTTTGGCTTTGCTTTTCTTTTTGCTGGTTTTCTTGCCACTTTTACTCCTTTGCTTTGATATTTTATCCATCATAGCAGGTGTCAACCTACCAGATTTATAGAGCTTTCTAGTTCTAAGTATCTCAGACTCTGATTTCTTTTTGTTTTTAGAACCTTTAACATATTTTTTAGGAACACCTCTTTTTGTTTTAGGAACTTTCTTAAATTTTCTAGCCATTATTTCTTAATCTTTTTAACTTTTCCATTTTTAGTTCTAGCAAATTTATGAGTTTTAGTTTCTCTTATTAATGTTCCAGAATAAGTTTTTCCACCCCATTTCCAACTAACACGCCTAGCCATTACTTTCCAACTTTTTTCTGAGCCATTTTATGAGAAGCTCCAAAACTTTTTCCTTTTTTCATTGCTGTAGCCATCATTCTTAAATGTTTTGCGGTATGATGAACTGAATGTTTTTTCATAGCATTTGCTTGTCTCGTAGTAAGCCCAGTCATAGAAACACCCTTTACGCTCTTTGGTGCTTTCATTGACTTTGACTTAGCTTTTGTTTTTGGCCTTCCTCTTTTAGAACCGTAGGTTCCTTTACCCATTGGCATACTAACTCCTTTTTCTTTTTTTCTTAGCTTTGTTTCTTGCACTAATAGCTTTAGCTTTTCTTTTAGCATCTGCTTTTGAACTAGCACCCCATGCTCTTAAGGAAAGTAGTAACCTTGTGGGCTTACCATTCTTTCTTTCAGGGCCGGGCATACCACCCATCCTAGCAAGAAAACTAGCTCTTCTAGGATTATCTCCAGACTTCACAGGAGCTTTCAAGGTTCCACCTTTGTAACTAGCCCTACCCTTAGCATTCAATCCACCCTTAGGATTCTTTCCTGCTTTTCTTGTCCAAGCTGGAGACTTAGGTTTTCTTTTTGCTCTTGGCACTATACGCCTAATTTCTTCATTAAGATACCCTTGATAATCTTCCATAGGGCCTCAAGGATAGCCTTCTCTGTTTTTTCACTAATTATTGGAATATCAATAGACTTATTAAGCTCATCAATAATTTCATCTTTTGTATTATCAGATAGCAATTCATCTGCAATCATTTTCATTAACATAACTATTTACTCCTTATGTTTTTTATTTTATATCCTAAATATATAATAGTCATAATACCTACAACTAATTGCAGTATTAAATTAATATTAGCTAGATGAATGCCATAGTTAGCAAACGATAAAGCTGAAACTTTTAAACTATCCATTAATGTTTTCCATTTATTCTACTAAGAGAACCTTTAATTTCTGAAACTTGATTATCTAAATCATTTACTTCTTTAGTAAGAGCATCAAACTTTCTATCTAATTTATCATCAGATTGATTCCATCTATTAATAAGTTTTATAATCATACCTTCCATATTCTCTAATGTTTCAGATTGTCCTTTGTTCTCTACTTTTAAATTTTCTAGCGTTTCTTGTTGCTTTGCTGATTTGTTAGACATTGATACAACTAGGTAAACAAACATTGCCCCAACTACCCCTATCATTCCAGCTTCGCCATATATCGCCATAAAATCCACTACTTACCTCGTTTCTTTTTACCCCAACTAAGTGGGTTGATGTTAAATTCTTTTTCATAGAAGGCTACTTTTTCTGCCAACTCTTCTCGCTCAGCCCTTTCTTCCATGATATGTTTACTAAGTAAATCCCCAATCTGTTCATTTGCAACAAGGACATTATCTTCAAGCTTTGCAATCCTAGTTTCAATTTGCCAATAACCATATACCAACATACCGATAAGGACTGCAATCTGACCCAACCATTTAAGATTAATACTGACAATGGCATTATCATCAAGAATAGCAGTCCTATAACTTCTAGCGGTATCTGGCTTTTCACTCATTTAATCCTTATATCTTCCCACTCTTCATGACGATAACACCAGTTTGATTCGCTTCTAATGCTCCCATGATACCAATGAATAGTAGAATCTTGATCTACTATCTCAGTAAATATAGTCAGATTAGTAGTGTCTTGAGGGGATAACTCATATCCCCCCACAGACCAACCTGTTGAACAATTAGTCAACATAGATATACCGAACAGGAATATCGTAAGATGTGCTAACGCTATCTTCTTGTTTATATTCAACCACGAAATCACCGTTACTCTTCTTTCTTATCGTCTTGTTCATCTTCCTTATCTACACTAGCTTGTAAAGCATCTACAAAAGCCTGTTTACCAAATCGTAACTGCTGAAGATTAAATTCAGAAGATTGAATCTTTCTTTCTAAATCAGCTACGTGATTAATCATTACTTTCTGCTCATCAGATAGCTCTGATTCTTTATACTCTTTGTCAAAAAGAGTGATTACGTTTTCTTTAGGCATTTCTTTTTCTTTTTTTGCCACGTGTAACTCCTACTTGTTATTAATTAAAGTTTTTTGAAATCAGCGATTGCAGAGGCTAGTCCATCAGATTGCTCTTTTGCTCTTGCCATTTCAGCATCATATCTTGCTTTTTCAGATTCTAATTCTGATAAAGAATACTGCCTTTCTTGATCTGGTAATGCTTCACCACTTTCAGCATCCCATCTCTTTTGCACTAAAACAATGTATGATTCTTTTTTTTCCTCTACTGCTTGACGTACAACTTTGCCTTCATCATCTTTTACTTCGCTAATGGCTTCTTGCACTACTCTTTCTTTGCTTTTAAAATCGGCTGTTTTACCTTTTTTATCAGCGTATTTTGCCCAATTCATTTGAGACTCCTTGTTTGTTAATTATTATCCACAATACAAAACACAACTGACTAACTTTACCTCTTCAGTTGAGTTGCTCATTGTTACTTTCCCGATTGTTTTACTTCTTATGATGTCATCACTTTGCACTTTAGCAGTTCCATCTCCATTGCTTTCTAATAAATCTCCACCTTCGCAAGAGCCAGTAACTTTAATTGATGATATTCCAACTGATGCAATTGTAACATTGTTTCCGTTTAAACCTTTTAAATCAGATACAACTCCGTAAACTCTTTTATCTCCAACTGAATTAGAAATTTTTACTTTTGCGTGATTTTCGCTATGCTCTTCGTCTATTGTGCTTACCACTGTTCCTACCTCTAAAGTATCAGAACTGCTACTTTCATGGCAACCTGAGAAACCAGTAAGGCTCACAGTTCCACCAGTATTTTTAATATCTCCTACAATAGTACCATCTGATCTAAACTGAATAAATTGTCCATCACTTGCATTTCTACATATTTGCATTGTTTCACCAGCAGAGTCTCTGCTAAAAATTGCTGAATCTGCGGTTCTTATACTATGACCATTACCTGTTGAACCAGCAGATGACCTTCCAATTAAAATAACTGAATCAAATATCCGCATAGCAATAGTATTATTAGAAGCAAGTTTCATTTGGTCATCGCCATGGTCATACTGTATAAATCCACCAGTACCAGCATCATTAAAATTTATGGTTTGACCAGATGTATTTCCCGGTGCTAAATAAAAATTAGATACAGAACTATTACCAAGAACTACTGAATTGTCTGCTACTCCTGTTGCACCTTGACCTATTGCTATTTGATTTGTTGAATCAACAGCAGATGTATCCGCACCTTTACCAATTACTACATTATTTGTACCAGAGGTAATACCATTCCCAGCATCTGTACCTATTGAAACATTTGCCGAACCTGTTAATACAACACCAGAATTATATCCTATGCAAGTATTAGAGTCACCACAATTTGCACTTAAAGATTGATAACCTACAGCAGTATTATATTGTGCTGAATTTATAGCATCTCCTGCGAGATGTCCTATAGCAACATTAAAATTTCCTGTGTTTAAACTATGTAGAGAACCAGAACCTACTGCTGTATTTGAGTCTCCTGTCGTCAATGAACTAAGAGCTTGGTATCCTATTCCTACATTTTGAGTTGCATTCGTCATATCTGCATCTGCAACTTGATGACCTATAAAAACATTAAAATTATCCCCAGAGTCAATTTGATTACCAGCTTGGTATCCAAAGACTGTATTCGATGTACCACTATCATTATTAGAAAGTGAGATTCTGGAGTTGGCATCAAGTTTCATTCTAACTGTTGCAGATGTGCCTGTTAAAAATTCTAAATCTCCGTTATAACTCCATAAACTTGTTTTTGTTCCTATTTGAAAAAAGTGACCAGCATTATTAGCATCATCACTATCCCATAAACTCAAAGTAGGTGCAACTGATCCAGATATTGTTATTCCATTAGCTGTACTACCTACATGACTATTTTTTGATACAGATGGAGAGTTACCGAGATTTAATAAGCCAGAAGCATTAATCCTTGCTCTTTCAACACTATCTGTATATAATTGCAATCCACCTGAACCAGCACTTGTTGTTCCTCTAAAATGTCCAATCCTTGCTTTATTACTTACTAAATCAATAAATGCTCTTTCTGTACCAGCAGTTGCTCCTGTGTCATTTACGCCTGTAGATACTATTGCTCCTGTGCTGTGAATTTTTTCTTCTGGACTGTCAGTTCCAATACCGACTTTACCATCGCCAGTAACATTAAAATGACCATCTCCTGTGCCTCCAGCACCAACTCCAATAGCAATTCTTTGAGTAGCAGTCGAGCTACCATCAAAAAATCCTAAAAAAGCATTTTGCTGTGAACCACTAAATCTTATAGATGCTGTATTCCCAGCACCTTGTTCATTTACTAAGTTAAGCATTGCACCAGCAGTTAATGTTGTAGCTGAAGCATTTTTCTTAACAACTAATCTTTGAGCATGAGATGATAAATCGTGACCAATACCAACATTGCCTCCAGATGTCAATCTCATTTTTTCACTCGCATCAGAATTTGTAAGAAATATTATATCTCTTCCTGCTGGTCTACCTTGTATAACTAAATGACCATTCTCTCCATAAATACCACTTCCGCCATCGCCTGTAGTAAATATCCTTGCTCCTGTATCAGAAGTAACAGCCGAATCTGAATTAGTATAAATGTGTATATTTTTTACTGCATTATCACCAACTATTGTTAATTGATTTGAGGGCGTTCCACCTATACCAACATTATTATTTGATGCAAAATACATCTGAGTAGCACTTGCACCATCATTAAATAACTTTAAATAACTATCATCATGTGGTTGTATAAATCTCCATTTATCTGCACCACTTCTCATAAAAGCAAGTGTTGTTACAGAGCCACTTCCTATCGTTGGATCAAGTTTTAATTGGGTAGATGTTCTTATGTTTCCTGTTACATCTAAAACCTCTGAAGGCTGACCGCCTATTCCTAATCTATCTGTATTTAAAAATAATGGAGTTGCATCGTTATCTCCAGTTTTTACCTGTATTGCATTGCTACCGTTACCAGCCGCAGTTGAATCTGTGTTACCATCTAATTTTAAAAGCGAGGTGTAACTACTCGCTATACTATTGCCTGCTAAAGTTGCCATAATTTATCCTGTGTAATCTTCCCAATTAGTTGTTGCATCTTGCCATTTTAACTGTATAGCCTCTGCTCCAGCCCAGCCTATATCGGCTATCATCTGAGCAAAGTTAACTATAGTAGTCCTAATACCGCCTAACATTATTTCAATGCCAGCATATTAGTTGCTGTCGTATTTGTTGCTTTGATTGCAGTAAACTTAACAGGTAGTATTTGACCACTTGCTAAATTTGTAAAAGTTGCATCGCTACCAGATTGTAAAGTAAGAACTACATCACCACCAACACCTACATATAAAGCTGTATGAGAGCCTGATAAAGTTTGATCTGAACCTGCATGAACAGCAGTTACCGCAGTTGCACTCTCGTAAATCATCTGATTGAGAGATTCTACTACTGAATATTTATTAATAGAACTAGCCATCTTGTTTCTCCTTCTTATGCCTTACCGAGCTTGACTTTTCTCATGGGCATGTTGATTTAAGTTAGGTCTGGTGGTAATATCATCCTAGTGCCACCTACCTTTTCTCTTTTCCTAGCACCGTTTTTCTTAACGGATTCCAAAAAATTTCTTTGATGAACACTAGCTAAATTCATACTTACTGAAGATATGTTTGGGTCATTTGACTTTCCTGCTTTATCTTCATATAGCTTTGCTTTTACAAAGTCTATGATAGCAGGATGAAACACGTTGTCTACATCTGGAATATCTGTAATAGCTGATACAGAATCTGGCTCAGCATAGTAATGTATAAGAACTCCATTTGTTACTGCTTCATCTATTGGTTTGTACTGACCTTCAAGAGAATGAGTTGTTCCAGATGTTTCTCCTCTTGTTGTTACTATAGCTAAATGATTGCCTTTTACAAAATATGCAATCTTATGTTCTGGATGAGTATAAGTACTTGCCATCAGTCTATGTCCATCGTTAATATTTCACCATCTAATAACCTTGGTATCTTGACATACTCTCCACTAGAATCCATAAAATCAACTCTAAATACTTTGTTGACATCAATACCAGAGTTAGCATCGCTTAATGTATACCATTGCTGGTCTGCTACCGTAGTTGTCTTTGCATACTCAACCTTAGTTGAATACTTTCCAAGGTCTACTAAACATTCGTTAATTAAATTTATAATATAAGTTTCAGGTGCGTCAGGAAAAACCTGCCTTACCCTACTAATAATCTTTTTTACATTTAGCCTGTTTACTGCCATTACTCAGCCTCATTCCATACTGCAATAGTATCTTCCCAGTTATGTATATTAAAACTTTCCCAAAAACCAGACCTAAGCCAAGTAATAGAAGTTGGTAAAGTAACTAATGTTAAAGATGGTGAAGTATTTAACGACACCGCAGTAAAAGAAGGAGAAGAGTTTAATGATACTACTGTCTTAGACATTACCCACCTCTCATAAGTTGTATGCCTTTATCGTAATCAGCTTGCAACTTAGCTTGTTGCTGAAGATAATTTTGATAAGATTGGGCATTGTTTGCTAAATTTTGTCCATAAGCTTGCACTTCTGAGTTTACTTGAGCACTATACTTATTTAATTCAGCTAAAAATTTTTGTACTAAATCATCGTTATTTTGGATAGTCGCTTGCAATCCATTAGCTTTGTTTTGCAATGCTAATGCTTGGTCTTGAGCTTTATTAAACTTAGCCACATCTGTAGACTGAGCAGATTCTTGCTGTGCATCAGCCGCATCTATCTGAGCCTGTCTTAAGGCTACCTGTAAATCAGCTTGTTTTTTTGCTAATTCAGCTTGAACATTTGCTTGATACCTAGCATTATCTTTGTTAAATATATTTAATTGGTTTTGCAAAGCAGACCTATAAGCATCTACGTAAGAATTAAGTTTTCCTAACTGCAACTGAGCAAGCTCTGTATCTTCATCTGTTTCAATCATATCACCTAAAACTTCCCACCAATCAGTAACATCTATTTGGTCAGCATCTGTTCCAGAAGTACCTGCAGTAATAGTAGCCGTAATCTCTTCAGTTGCTCCACCTACAACAGGTGCAGTATAAGAAGGTACATTTCCACCCATATCAGCTTTTGTTACAGAAGATACGGTAACCGAGCCAACTGCAACAGCACTTGCATCTGCATTTGTAGCATCTGAATATGAAACAGTAGCTAAACTAGGTGCACTTGGTGCTGATGCAGATATACTTAAATCTGATTTAATTAATGTATTTAACTTATTACTTAATGCTTTTACAGAAGCATACAATGGGACTAAATATTCATATTCATCTGGAAAATTACTTATAGAAGAATCTCCAAAAGCTACTGCTGGGTTATTAACCTCTAAATATTTACAGCTACCTGAAGCAGGCAAAGCATTTAGCTTACCATTATAAACATAGTACACAGGGTCTGTAGCTGTAGCCGCTATCATATCGTCACTATCTGATGCCCTACCTCTAAGCAATGCAGGAATCTCTCTGCATGGCTGGTCTATAGTACCATCGTTTCTAGTAACTGATATAACAGAACTAGACTCTAAGGTTTCTGCTTCACTACCAACTGCTGTACTTGTAAATGTATCCTCAGTTGCACAAAGAAACTTCAAAGACCTTGGCATCGCATTGATAACCTCAGCCGCACCATCAGTTAAAAACTGAGTTAACTCAGCTTGAGTAGGGGCACTACTGCCATCTATTGATAAACTTGTTAATCCTTCTACTTGTGCTTCAAACGTTGCCATTAATTAACACCTGCCTGTCTTACTCTTTCTTTCCACACGTTGTTTAACTTCTTTGTTTTTTCTTTCTTCATCTGGTCTATATGACTATCCATACTAACTTCAGAAAATTCTATGTCACTTCTCTTCCCAGCTTCACTCATCATATATAAGTTAGTTGTAAATATAGCTTCAGATGCTTTCTTACCACAAGCTCTGCAGTAGAACCATCTTTCAGGATTTGGGTTTTTACAATGTACACAATTCATATTATTCCTTTTTAGATTCGGGGGCTATCCTTTATACGATAACCCCCACAGTTCTAATTACTGCTTAACTTTATTTATTCAGTTTATGCTACGCTTATTCCACCGTCTGCTTTGGTTTGACCTGAAACATAATAGTTTTCACCATCGCACCAAATATCTATAAAGTCTCCTTGGACAGCTACGCCATCTGCAAAGGTTATAGTTGTGCAACCAGCACTATATGGGCCATCGTCGCTTGTGTCAACTTCTAGCTCATTAATACCATTTACAATAATTACATCGGTGTCATCAGCCGCTTTTTCTACAACTGTATAAGAAGCAGAAGCAGGTGCGGCATCAACAACTATTTTGCAGTACCAACCAGCACCAGCATCTTTAATAGCAGGTAATGTAGTAACAAATTCAGTAGCTGAATTAAGCATAAATATCTTACCACTATCTTTTTCTAAAAGCTGGTATGTGGCTCCAAGCTTAACCACTTTCTTTTTGTGACCAAAAGTAGCTTCGCTGTTTTGTTCTAAGTAACTTGCTCTAGCCATTATTAAACTCCTTCTAAGTTGATTAAGTAGTGACTTTCAGGAAGAGAAACTTCCAATCCAGCCTCTGTTAGAATCATATCTTTACGAAGGTCTTCATCAGCAGACTGAACATTAGTCATGATTTGAGTGTCACGATTAACTCCGTTACCTACTAATGGTCTATAAGCTACGTTATCCATATCAACCATACATAAGAAACCAGAAGCAAACCCCCTAAACAGAGGCTCCTTAACTAGATTCATTGTACCGTGAATAGTCTCAACTTGCAATACAGTATGACCAAAAGAACCAGTTGCTTTTTCCATATTATATCTTAACTGACCTGTAACGGATTGGTCTATAAAAGAAGAATCCATTTTGTTAAAATATGTAATTACAGGTAAACTAGCAAGAGCTAATTTTGAATCAGAACCACCACGAGCAGGGTCATATACTACTTCAAAATCAGATAGTATTCTGTCGTATGTTAGTTCAGATGTTGTAGCAGACCTAAAATAAGGTGCTCCTTCTGAGTATGTCAAATCAAGATTTTCTGTGCTAGGTGTTCCATTAGCAATAATGTGACCTGCTATACCCTCAGTATACTGAGCACCTCCAACGCTTGCACGTTGTCCAAATAACATAGCACGCTCAATATCTACTTTGTGCTCACGAAGTTTAAGATTCCAAATTCTTTGGAAATCATCTGCGTATCCACGATAGCGAGTTGCTCTTGCTGTATTAGACATTTCACAAGCTGTTTTAAAGATTTGAGTAAACCCAAAGTCATTATCAAGCTCTTGAGAAAAAACATCTGGCCCTCCAGAACCTTCAGTAAAGGATGTACCAATAACAGTACATTTAGCATCATTAATGTTTACTCCTCCATCTGAGCCAGCTATTGTTTTCATTGTTAACTGACCGCTTTCAGGCTTAGACTCAACTCTAAGTATTACAGTATTAGGTGCGTTAGCCGCTGTTTCTTGACCAACTGCAACCACCATACCTTTAAGCAACCAATCAACTGTTGCTCCGTCTATATTATAGACAGCTGATAATCCTGCCGCTGGGATAGTAACATCCCCGTTAATTAAGAAAGAACGATCGGTCATTTGAATTTTAGTTCTGTCTTCTAAAAATCGGAATTGAGGGTCATCCGTAGGAACTTTAGCTACCTTAGAGAGATACACGAAAAAAGGTGATTCATCTGGAGCCAACTCCGCTACACGGTCTGAGAAATTGAACAGTCTCCGAGTGTGAAAGCCTGAAGCGGCTGTACCCGGGTCGCCAACATTCACAATTCCTTGTTTGTAAGTTGCCATTTAGGACTCCTTGTTATATTTGTTTTCTATTTGAAATGTTCATAACGCCCTTCCAAACATCTTCTAATTCATTAGGTTGTTCAGGAGCAGAACCTTGAACTACACCAGCCGTAGTTGGAATAGTCTTAGTCTTTTGAACAGCTTCTAAGTTTGGCGAAACTTTTTCTTCTCCACCTTTATGTCTTCTGTATACATCTACTAACATATCCAAAGGAAGTTCTTCCCTAGGAGTAGTAGCAAACTGTATAAAGTCATCAGCCATATTCGGGTCTGTAATGCCATGCTTAGTAGCTAGGTCTTGCTTAAGGTTGTTAATTGCCATTTGTTGCTGAAACCCTGCCATCTGTTCTTGAACAGCTTGCTGAGCAACAGCCTTTTCTTGTTTCACCCTCATCTCATAAGAGGGAGAACCCGGCTTGTAATAAGCCTCCCAAGGGTCAAAAGAATCTTCTGTAACCTTTGGTTCTTCTTGCTTACTAGCCGTATTACCACTAAGTGTGTTTCTCATAGCCTCAACAACATCGGGTCTGTCTTGTAAAACTTTTCCCAACTGTTGATACTTACGAAGCTCCTCGATTTCATTATTAAGCTTATCATAATCAGCAGATTTCTTGTCATACATTGATTGAAACTTCTTAGCTTCATCTACAACTTCTTCTCCTGCAGGTGCTGGAGCTTCTCCTCCTACCTGTTCTGGCTCAACAACTTGTTCTAAAACTTCGCCTTCCACGCCTTCTATTGTGGTATTTTCGTGCATAGTGTTATCCATTATATTCCTCGATTTCTTTTAGTTAGCATCACCTAATTAAAGATGTCTGTAAAAGCAGAACCGGGAATTGTTCCCACTACTTCTGTTTTCATTAGCTTACAGCCTGTGTTTCTGAATCAACAATTCTTTTTAGATTGTCAACTTGAACCTTAGTTTTAAACTTGGTATCATTCTTGATTTCATTAAGCCTGCTCTTGAACTTCTCAGTTTCAGCTCTCTTTCTTGAATTAAGCGTTTCACGCTCTGCAGTCTGGAGGTCTCCACTAAGTTTCTTAACTTGGCCTTCGAGTTGTTTGATATAAGATTGCATCTGAGCCATTTGGCCCTTTCGCTGTAAGACACCTTCTTTGTCAAAGATTTCAGTTTTCTTTAAAACCTCGACATCATCTACCAGATTCATTCTAAACGCCTCAAGGTAAAGCTGATACTCAGCCATTCTATTTGAGGGTAGAGTTGAACCGGATATGATTCTCACATCATAATGCCCCACCGTGATGTTATTTGTGATGGCATTAATTTCCTGACTTTTGTCATCGTACATATTTACCGTAAACTGAGTAATATCATTGTTTGGCTGTACGATTCTAAACGTCTTGGAGTAAGTGTAATGACCCTTGGCTAGGTTGTATAAACTTTTACCTAACCTTGTCAAACTTCCTTCAATATCCCTTAACTTAGACTTGCCACGAGTCTCGCCCATTTCAGCAAGCATTGCAGTACCACGAACTGTTTCTGGAGCTGATTCTCTAAAACCCTGCATCAACTCTGGGATACCAAAACTTAAATCTATATAGTGCTCTATTCTACTCATTAAATTATAAAACTCTCCTGACAATGATTGTGGGGCAGGGAAATGAGGTGCACCGAACTCAGGGTTATAAGGTATGACAGCATTAGGCCTAGCCCAATCCTGCTCCAACTGCCCCAAATCATCTACGCTCCCCTCTGGAACCATAAGCTTTAGTCCAGCAGAGGCTTGAGCGTGTGAGAGAGTGAGAGAGAAAAGCTTATTTAAAAGTCTTTGTGAATCTTTTACTTTTGATATATCTGACTTTGGATAAGGTGTACCTGTCCAAATATTAGGAACAGGTATAATCGGATATATGTCTGTATTCAATATCTGTTCGTACAAAAGAATATTACCTGCAGTTGCACAAACTTTAATTCTTGTTTGAGTTACCTCCACTATCTCTATCATCTCAGCTTGTATTAACAACTGAGCATTCTCTGATTCAATAAACTGATTATACTTATCAACATCTAGTATAACTTCTGAACCATCTTGTTTGTTAAATACCCTATAAAAAGGCACTTTTACTTTCATGAATCTTTCTAGTATTCTATACTTATTAACCCTGTTGTATTCTGATTCATATGTAACATCTGGAGTAAAAGATTGAGAAGAGTTCTTTCTTCCTGACTCAGGATAATCTTCTTCATCGTAATATGTTTCTAGGTCTTGTAAAAAAGGTTCAACTTGTGGATACATGTTTACAAGTTGGTCTTCAGTTAGGATGGTAGATAATATAATACCAGATGCATCGTCTGCGTAACGATGTCTTGAGGCAGGGTCTACATAAACTCTAAATGGGTCTACATAAGTATACTTAACTTCACCTCTTCCGTAATCAGCTTCAGGGTCAATATATGCATACAAGTAACCCATACCTGCAGTAGCATAATCATGAACAGCTTGCTTGAATTGAGTATCTCCATCTGATATATCCCATATATACTCAAGTATAGTTCTCCAAACATTAGATATTCTACTGTCTGAGTCTTCTCTACCTACCGCACTATACTTAGGAGACCTAGAAGTCAACAATGATTTTAGTTTTTCTATTGCCGCATATACACGGTCAATAACAAAATCACCTTGACCAACTGCTCTTAAAGCGTCTGATTCTTCTTGTGAATAATGATTACCTAGAAAAAAGTCTACAGAGTCTCTAGCTTCTACATCCCATTCAGACCTAGCATCTCTCCACATTCTCCATAGCTGTCTGTTTACTTCCGACTTCTGTACTTCGTTCTTTTCTAACTCTCGTATACTAGAAATAGATACACCTACCTTTTTGGTGTTGAATATACAAAGATAAATATATACAATGCAAGAACTTTTTTATATTTTTTGTCCAGTTACCCAAGAGATAACTCTTTTGGTTGTTTTTGACACAGTTTTAACTGTTTTGTTTTCTAAAAAATCCAATGCATCAAACTTCTTACTAACAGGAGGCCTAGCTTTATTTATAGCATACCACAAGCCATCAAGTATGTCATCGTTCTTTCCTTTTGGAAACTGAAACATTTCATCAACTAAGCTATTGTGACTTCTTTTTATAAACATCTTTCTTCTGTTTACTATTGGTGCTAGCAATGACTCTAACCTATCTTCTTTTTTTATACCACTAGGAGGTCTAACACCTAATGCTATGCCCGGAGCAACCTTTCTTTCTTTACCAGATAAGCTATTGACAGCGTCCTTAATTATACCCTGAGCACCAACATGCTCAACGTTAACTCTTTTTACAGGAGAAAACTCTCTAGCGTATTCTAGTATTTGTTCTGGCATATCATACAAAGGTATATGTTCTCTCATGTAATCAATGACATATATGTTTCTATCACTATCTATACCTATTACCATAATAATCTGATAGTCACTAGATTCTGTAGCTTCATAAGCTAAGTCAACACCCATGTAAATATTTACAGGTATAGCATCTTTTGTGTTTACAAGGTATGCATATCCATCTCTGCTTTCAAACTCATGGTCATAGTATTCAAGCCTATCTGTTTTAAACTTTGCATTCTCTAAGTCCCTAGCTTCATTTAGATACTCTTGTGCAAACTTATGTGCTAAGCCGACATCTTCAAACCTTCTTCTTATATCTAAAAGCTTTTCTTTTGAAAAGTAGCTAGGCCAAAGAACTGTACCATCTGTATCTATGGCCTTGTGATACATAACATCCCATGCATAACTTCTCTTATCTCTTTCTGCTTCTACATATCCATCATATATACTTTGCAAGAATGAATCATAGTGCACTATTGTACCAATCAACCAGATTGAACCTTCATTGCCTTTTGAGTTTTCAAGTGCAGGTTCGACTGTTGACATAACCCACTCTTTAATCTCTCTTCTTCTGTCTGGTGTTTTTGTATTTAACTCTGATTCAAAGTCATCAAGTATAATCTTTGTATATCTTAACCCTAGCTGAGAACGACCACGAAGTCTTTGTGATGTACCCTTGGCTATAATTCTATCACCTTTGCTAGTTGTAAACTCTTTCTCAGTCCACTTACTCCCCTGTATACTACCAAAGTAATAGTTAAGTGCAGGATTTGTTTCTATGTGGTTTTGTAAGTATTTGATATGGTCAATAGCCTGAGACTGTTCCTCAGCAACCCAAGCAATAAATTCTTTCTTTCCCTCTGGATTAAAGTAAAGATGGTACAGTAATGCTGTCTTAGCCAATGTAGACTTACTATGCCCTCTAGGAAGTATGATGCAGTTTCTTTTCTTAGTCTCATCTAATAGTAAGTTATTTAATTCATAGTGATATGCGGCAGGAGTTGACTTCATAAAGTCATCTGGTAAGAACAACTGACCAAAGGATATAATATCTTTTCTTGCTAACTCAAGAACTCTCTCTTTGTCAGACACATTGTTTTTGTTTATGTTTACTTTCTTAGGTTTAGGCACTCTTCTGATAACCAATCTTGTTTAGGAACTCTTTCAAACACACCTGTCCCTTGCATAAGAGCAGGGCCAATAGTATACATCCAAGCGTCTATCACATCATCTTTCTTATGAACCTTAACAATTCTTCTTTCGTAAAGACCTGTGTCTATGCTTTCATATATATCATATCCTGCTATGTCTGCTTTGTCTACATCCATAACCTCAACAACCATACCTTTTGCATTCCTATCATGCAAAGCGGCAGGAAAATGCCTATGCCCCGGGAAAACTAAAGAAAATCCATTAACACTATATGTGTCTCGTTTTCCATTTCTTAGTGTTCCGTATACTGCTAACTTATTCGTCTTCATCTAAGTCTTCTTTAAAGTTCCAATATTCTTGTAAATCATCAATTGGATACATTTGGTGTTCATAAAACAACTCATATATTTCAGTTGCTATTAATTGAACATCCATGTCGTTATCCAAATTCCTATTAGAATTGTTGGCATGCTCTAAGACTTGAATGCATATCTCGTATAGATTCAACTTTCTATTTCCTTTTTAGCTTCTGCAAGCTTTTGTGTGTTATTGCCACTTATTGCATCAAGCTGTTCACTTGAAAAACCTTGAAACAAAGTAACAGATTCAGATTTCTTTTCTGTATCCCTCATACCAGCTATAGCAACAAGTTCTTTTAACAAAGATACTTTATCACTATCCCTAGATGCTTCTGACTCAATAATGTCTTTCATCTTCTCAAGTATATAAAGAGGCGTTATCTCAGCCTCATTCATTACTTTTTCTATTTCTTCTCGTATCAAACCTTTTATCCTTTTTGTACTCATAAGTAAGCCTGCATTCTTCTTAGCATGTTTTCTGCTTTTAGCAGGAAATGCTTTCATAAATGCATCTACCGTATCTTCACCCTTTGCTACATACTTAGCAAATAAAAACTCTTTTCTTGTAGGCGACTTCCTTTCCTTTACTACCTCATAAGCTGTTTTGTCTTGAGCACCGAAAGAATACATGTTCTTTCTCATTGCTCCTTTCATCTTTGTTGATTTGTTGCAAACAAAGGAACCTATAACAGTTCTAATGTAGTCAACATACACATTGCCTCTTTTCAAAGCACCTCTTTTTAAAACCTGACATACTTGGCCATCATCACATAGCACCCATTCTTCTGACTTTGCAGTTCTCCAGTCATGATGCAATACTTGTTTTGGATACCATTCTTGAAACTCAGTCTCATTATCAAATAGATAATAGTCTTTGCTCTTTATCTTTCTTATTTTCACTAAGCCTTGATAACTTTACCATCAACTGTACTTACCCCATTTACTATCTGATGAACAGTTACATTGAAGTTTCTGTTCTTATGAAAGTCTACAATAGCAAATGCATGTTGCCAATTATGCTGTCTGTTACCTAACCACTCATTAGCTTCAGCACTCATGTCTTTTAAGCATCCTATTGACCATGCTGATTTAACCCCGTCAATATGAGTAATGGATGATTGTTGTATATCATGATGATGTCCATACATAACATTACCACCAAGGCGAAGCAAGTGGTTACGAGTATGATTAACCCCAGCGAAATGATGTCCGTGATAGAAATTGATTTTACCAATCTTAAGCATCTTGCCAATCTTGTGGTACTTGTATCCACGCTCAGCAAGTTTAAGTGCATTCTTAACAAGCATATCATCAGCCAAGTATGGATTTTCCTCAACAAATCTATTAAGCCAATCATCATGGTTCCCCTCAATAAAGTGACGTTGTTTAGTTCCAGCCTTATCTAAAGAAGCATCTATAATATCCATTCCTTTATTTACTTCTTCTATTTCTTTATAAACAAAAGGTAGCTGGTATTCTAATGGAGGTCTTTTCTTTTTCTTCCATTGCCAATGGGACACAGACTCCCATTCACCCGTGTCCCCTAAATCAATATATATCTCTGGCTTAACAAGCTCAATAGCCTTACACAATACTTTGATTGCTTTCTTGTCTTCAAATGGAAAGTGCTTGTCGGGAGTAACTATAGCTCTTTTCACTTCATTACTCCCTTAAGCACCTTTACTAGGCATATGATAAATAATCCTTCTAAGAAAAACCATAGCTTTCCAGAAATCATTGCTAATGTTACTAATGCTACCTTCATTACTTATCCTCTCTTTTCTTCCACAATAAGTCTCCTACACCTAATTGAAATAGTCCGTTAGCCAATGTGTCAATATAATGCTCATCTTGCTCTGCAAAGCCAGCATTGGTAAGTATAGCATGTATTGTTTCATGTATCAATGTTTCTTTCTTTCTTGAAAGTGTTTGCTCTTTGTCAATGTTAATTACGCATTCTTTCGTATTGTGCATACCTAGTACAATACCTCCCTCTACTTTCATCTCATCAACAAGTTTTACTTTGTAATGGTGTCCACCGATTATCATTTGCTCTCCAATAGTTTAGTTATTGTTATTTTGTCTTGCATTCCCGGTATAACAATATTTTCAAAGTATTCACATCCTTTTTCAACTGAACACTTCTGACCACTTAACCTTTCAGATAACCTAAATGATAAACCTTTCTCTGTCCTAGTAAAGACACAACCGACGCATTTGCCTGCATCCCAGTTTGCACAATGTGTTCTTGCTATGTTAAGTAATTTATTCATATACCGTGCCTGAATATATAAACATAAGTATAAATATGTCAAGAAATTAATTTATTTTAAAATAGTTCTTGCTTTTTGTGTACTTTGATTAGTATATTATTAGGGACTTAAGCCCGGGAGTTACTTAGTTTACTTAGTAAAGAAAGAAAATATATTACTAACGTAATATTAAAAGAAAGAAAGTGGGAATATTACTAACATCACTACTATTACTACCACAAGATGACTTAGACCTAGATAAGTTATTTAAAGAAGCTAAGTGGGAAGAGATAGCAGATGTCCTAGATAAAGGATATGAGGTAGAAAAAGTAACAAAAGTAGCTGGAGTCAGGGGAAGTGAAGCAAAAGACGAGATATTAGATTATTTGTACTATTTAGTGGATACGAAAACAGGGGAAAAATCTATCAAAATGGACTAAGCCTAGTATATATACCAGTTTTGCAAGAAAATGCCGTATATAGGCAAAATATCGCTAAATAACACTACTTTAACTCCTTACCTCTACAGAATTTTTACAATATATTTTGAAAACTCTTGCATTAGGCAACTTTTCATAAGTAAATTTAGGTAACAAAAGGGTTGAGAAAATGAAAACTACAATGGAAAAGGCCATGGATAACCATTGGCGAGAAGAATCAAGCTTCAAGAATATTAACGAAGCTATCAAACTAGCAAAGAACCTCAGTATTACAGACACTATAGATGCATCTAGCAAAGTACGCTATGATTTAGCAGAAATAGTAAGCAGACTACAAAACGCAGATGAGTTAGAAATACTAGATACACCGGAATATACAGGAAATCTATACCCTTGTAGCTAACTTAAACTACCTATTTTTAAAAAATAGCACCAATTTGTGTGTGCCTCTTATTTGCGGCATAGCCCCCCCTTACGTTAGCGAAAGTAAAATTCCGTTTACGTTAGAAAACTGACTTTTTAGTTAGATTCTTTACGTTAAGGTAATACAACTTACTATTACGTTACTTACCTTACGTTTACGTCAGCTACCTTACCTATACGTCACCACTTATTCTTATTGAGATTGAGTCTCATTCTTATCTAATAGGCAAAAAGTCCTGAAGTTACGAATAATAAACTACAAATACAATATTTGTTTTTTTGGCTGACTGCTGTACATTAAGGCCATGAAAATACGTTTTAAATCAAACAAACAAATCTACTATATTTTTAGTAGATAAAAGGATAATAGATAACAATGAGTAAGAAAATAAACAACATAGCTTTTAGGAAAGGTCTAGAAGCATCTGGACTAGATAAAGAGACAGTAGATAAGATGACTAATACAGCCATTGCAAATGGCATTGTTTCAGCTTCTAGTAGAATCGGCAAACTAGACCATGCACCCCAAGAGGTTAAGGACTGGTGGGAGCAAGGGCAGGAAGTAATAGATAGGAACCTTGTAGAATGGAACAGTAACCTACCAACAGGACAAGAGATAACTAAAGTCTCTCTTAATTGCTCTAAATAGAACGGCTAAATAGTAGAACGGGCTTAGTAGAACGCTAGGCCCTTCTGCTTAAACTTATCTCTAGACTTCGTATCTAGTAGAAGCAAAAATAGTAGATGCGAATTTTATAGATAACAAAAGTCGTAGAGGCAATTATGATAGATGATATAATAGTAGATATGGAATCACCTACTCCACTCGATCTATATAGATATAGTAGTAGTGGCACAGTAGATATTCGTATCTCTAAAAACAGTAGTAGATATTCTCTTCATATAGATGACTCATCACTAGATAATCCCATTGTACTAACTAATATGTCTAAGTCTATGTTACAGACTTGGGAGCTTATAGAAATGTTCAGACAGAAAGCGTTTCAAGAGAACAAGGTAGTCAATGTACATGATGAGTATGCTAGAACTAGTTACAAGAGAATTACCCTAGCTACTACACTCAAGAGAAAAGAAGTAGCAGAGGCACTAGAACGCCAAGCTAAGAGAATGGCTAGTACTCGTAGAAGAATGGTAGTAGACAATACCTACCATAAGAGAAAAGGTAGACTTCTAGACCCTAGAATTGTTAGACCAATACTAAGAGAGGAGAAGACATGGTAGATAGATTCGACAAGATAATGGAAGAGATAGTAGAAAGAATAGAAGATGTAGGAGAGGTTCTAGCTATATTAGCACCTATCTACATATTGTTACAACTACTAAGGATATGGTTGTAGATGCAAACATTTCTACCACACGAAGATTTCTCTATCTCTGCTAGTATGCTAGACTATCGTAGACTAGGTAAGCAGAGAGTAGAAGCATTACAAATATACAATGTATTAGTAGATAATCCAACTCTACAAGGTAAGAAGTACAAGGGTTGGAGAAGACATCCTGCCGTTCTAATGTGGGATGGTTATGTAGAAGCGTTGCTACTCTACAAGAACAAGATGATAGAAGAGTGGATACTTAGAGGTTACAACAATACGATGGAACTTGTAGGTCTACCAAATTCTATAGAGATGCCCACTTGGTTGGGCGATGATAGAGTACACGCTTCTCATAGAAGCAATCTACTACGTAAAGACTTAGAGTATTACTACTCTAGGTACAAATGGGAAGAGCCAATAGACATGGAGTATTATTGGCCTATCTAATAACTAACAAGGAGAATGTATGAGAGAGATACTACACCATCTACTTGGTTCCTGTGGAGAGAGTCATGTCAGTCTACTGACTATTCTTTCTAGTGGTGTTGTTATTATGTACAGAGATTATATAGTAGCAATACTCAAGGAGGTAAGAGATGTTATATTCAAATGACGTCTATCTACTAGATACAACTAATGCTAGGTATACTAGTGCTAGTAGTTTCAAAGAGATAGATGTTCTCTACGACTACGATGTCTATGCTAATGACAGAACTCTACAGTCTTACCATTTTAAGACTATAGCATCTAGAGTAGCTAAGATACTAGACGTAGCTAAGATAGAAGATTGGGACAATCCTAACTCTAAGTATGTACTAGGTGTTCTAATAGAAACTAAAAAAGGTAGTAATAGAATATTATGTAGAGCTACCGATCTATTATATTCAGATAGGCGATTGTACAATCTAACATTTGAGTATAACGTAGAAGATGAAATAAACTATAAGTCAGTCTATTATAGCAATATACTACATAGTAGATATGAAGATAGTCTAGACATGATGGAATATCTTTTGTCTACTGCTGAATATAGAATTACTAGTGAGGTTAGACCTTTACATAAAAAGATACAAGATTTGACATTTGTAGATAATACTTATGTAAGTGAACCTACTGTTAATAGATTCTATCTACAAGGTGAATGGCAACAAATATTAGCTGTAGCTATTAGAAAGAATACTAGAAGCAACAGACTCTACCATGCTTGTACTAAGTGTAGCGACATAGTAACTGATACATATGTACACAATGAAGATAAGTACTGCAACACTTGTTACAATACTACAGTAGAAAAATGTGATGCTTGTCATACGGATTACAAGTTAACTGACTTAGTAGGTATACTTAGCGTACAAGATAAAAACACTAAAAGTACATACCTAGACTTAGATATTACTAGGTGTTGTAAGCCTTGTTGGGAGAGCCTAATTATATCTTGTGAACATTGTAGATGTTCTGATGTAATAGACTTTGACAAGCTTAGACATGCAGAAAGTTCTGCTGATAGAAGAATGCTATTAATGGACTTTGCTAGAAATCATGAAGGTTATCATAATGTTTTAGGTCGTAGATATTGCACCTCTTGTGCCGATCTAAAGTTGCAGTCTTATCTAGCTAGTCCTTTTAGATACAGAAGGCTACCTATGAAACTAGCAACTAAGAGTGAGTACAATAGATACATAGGTATAGAAAGTGAGGTTATAACTTGCTACGATGACTCTGAGGACTATGTAAGTGCAGTAGGTGAGCCTGACTACTTTGAGGTAATAGAAGATGGCTCTCTAAGTTCTGGAGGTGTAGAGTTTGTAACTCATAAGCCTATTATAGGTGATACAGTAGTAGAAGCACTAGATAGTCTAGAGCAGACACATAGAGAAGATGATAACTATACAGATGAGAGCTGTGGTATACATATACATATGAACGCACTAGACTTTAACTTTACAGAGATACAATCTTTACTAATGATTATGTCTAGGTTGCAAGGTTATATCTATAGAGGGTTACCTAGTAATAGAACAGATAATACATATTGTAAAGAAATACCTATGAGTCCTAGAAAAATATCTAGAATGAGAAGCCTAAGTCATCTAGTAAACGAATACTACAAAGGTGCTAATACTAACCTTACTGATAATAAGTACAATGATGCTAGGTACTTTGGTACTAATATACACGCTAGGTTCTACTTAGGCACAATAGAATTTAGATACCATGAGGGTAGTATATACTCTAGACCTATTCAAGAGTGGATACAATTTCTCAATAGAATTATGACAACGGCTACAAAATTACAAAGAGACCCTGTGCTTTGTAGCAGAATTATTTCTGACAAAATACCAACTATGGATATACTTAAAGATATAACAGGTGTATTCGGTGCTGAGTATATAGACAGGAGAATAGATAACAACTAACAAAAGGAGAAAATAGTATGTGTGGAATCTTTGGATTCGCTAAGACTAGTGGTAGACAATCTAACAATCAGATGAGGATTCTTAGAGATGTGTTCACCGAGCTAACAGATGAGTCTTCTATCCGTGGTACGGATAGTACAGGTTTTTCTATTATTGATTCAGATAGTAGACATACCTACAAGACGCTTGTAGATTCATCTAGCTTGGTAGATATGCATGACTTTGATGCTAATATTCTATCACGAATAACAAGAGAAACTACCATTGTAATGGGTCACGTTAGACTAGCTACACATGGTAAGGTAAAGGTAACTAATGCACATCCGTTTACAGTAGGAGATGTAGTAGGTGTACACAATGGTGTCATCTACAACTACAATGAAGTAGCTAAGTCTATGGGTAAAGGTGTACCCGAGGTAGACTCGCAGGTATTGTTTCAGTCTCTTAATAGAAACAAGATGCATGAAGCCTTCGAGAATATAGAAGGTGACTTTGCTCTAACATGGGTAAAGGATAGTAATAGAAAGGTACACCTAGCTAGAGAGTCTGGTAGACCTATGGTAGTAGCTTATTGGAAGAAGGCTAGAGTATTGTTTTGGGCTTCTACTAAAGAGATTATGAGAGAGTCTATGCTTAGAGCTGGTCTAGTTCTACCAATCAAGAATGTAGCAGAGGACTATATCTATACCTATGATGTAGATAGCTTCAATAGTAAGCCCAACAGAGAGCAAGTGCAGTTTGAGACCTTGTCTCAATACAACTACAAGACTTCTATGTACGGAGGTTGGTCTTGGAGAGATGAGTATACTAGAGGTTCAAGTCCTGCTACTATGGCTCTACCTGCTACCTGCGACAGTAGAAAGGATATGTGTGAGTATTGTTATGAGTGGATAGACCAAGAGGAGTTATGGACAGATGCAGATAACAAGAGAGTGTGCTTTGACTGTGAGTACTTTGTAGATAAAGACTCTTATAGCAATGAAGATAAAAGGGAGGTGAAAGATGATAGATCGTGGTTCTCATTCTAAGAAGAAGGTTATACTAGTAGGATTTCCTAACCCTATCAAGTTAAAGTCTAAGAAGTTTGTGATAGAGACTTTGTATAATAGAGCTAAGAAGAATCCTTTTCTAGTAGGTTCCTCTTATGAGGAGTACCTAGACTTTCTACTCAAGCAGATAGATGTAATGGGTTCTATTGATGCAAAGATAGATAGAGACTCTGATACATTAGAAGAAGATATATACGATACTCTTAAGAAGATGAATTGGTTGAAGGTTATAAACGCTTTTGTAGTTGGTATTATAGAAGCTACTAACATAGGAGTCTAGTATGCCAGTTGAAGAGAGAGAAAAAGTGGTAGAGACACCTGAACAAACAGAGTGTGGTGAGTGTGGTATTTCTGTAGATAGAGCAGATATTATAGTAAGTCATGGGAGCAGATACTGTCAACCATGTCATGATGACAACTTCTACTCATGTCACAGTTGTAGTGAAAGTGTGCCTACTGATATGGTTTACTTTGCATATCAAGACCCCTACTGTGAGCATTGCTATTGGGAATCTTTTGAGAACTGTTATGATTGTGAAGAGCCTGTAGATAGAGATGAGGTGTATTGGAGAAATGACAATCCCTACTGTTCTAGTTGTGTACCTAACGATATAGATGATATGTTATACAATTTAGATGACAGAGAACCACCTGCTTGTTCTAGAAAAGCAGAGTCCTTTGAGTTTCCTGTTCGTAGACTTGTAGGGGTAGAAGTAGAATGTCTATTCCCATATAACGATGCTTTAGATACACCTAACTTTTGGACTAGTACAAGTGATGGTTCTATTAACAGCGAAGAAGGATATGAAGCTGTAGAGATGGTAAGCTACCCTGCTAGTGGAGACCTGCTATTAGGAAGTATAGATAATCTAATGTCATGGTCTAATAATATAGGTGCAATAGTTAATAGAAGTTGTGGACTACATGTACACTTCAACTCATTAGACCTAACTGCTAGACAAGTAGCTCATGTAGGAATAGTATACAGGTACTTTGAAGAGATACTAAAAGGTATGATGCCTAACTCTAGACAGAGTTCTAATTGGTGTAAAGACTTTCCTATTCCTAAGAAACAGCTTAGGAATATTACAGAGGAGAGCGAGTTAATAGAAATGTATTATGATTACATGGATTCTCACCCTAGTACAGATAAGTATAACGACGCTAGATACTGTGGTCTTAATATACATTCTAGATACTATCATGGCTCTCTAGAGTTCCGTCTACACTCTGGAACTATAAACAAAACCAAGATACTTAATTGGATACAGATACTAAATCGCATAATAGATATGGCTATAGACCTAGAAAGATACACAGGAGATGAGTACGATAAGTGGATTAAGAAACCACCTATTACTCACATGGTGAGTACTTTTGGAGTAGAGCTATGTGATTATATTAACAAGAGAACTAGTAAGTTCAAGGGAGGAAGAGTAAATGAGTAGTACAAATCATAACGACAACTACAAAACAGTAATAGTAGAACTAGCAGTCTATGTAGACGAAGATAACTACTATCACAAAGGCTTAAACGCTGAAGGGATTGTAGAAAAAGAACTGAGTGCAGTTGAAAATGAAACAGGGATATACTTGGAAAGAATTATTTATGATGATAGCAATAAAACTCTTGAATCATGCAACGATACAAGTCTAAATTCGAGCCACGAAAAGGGAGAAAAATCATGCCGTTGAGAGGGTTTGTAGATAGTAGCGGTGCTATCATTCCTATAACAGAAATCAAGAAAGGTCATGCAGATATATCTAGATTGGGAGTATCTCTTCCAACACTTCTACATATGTCACAGCAGAGACCTTCTGATAGAAAGCCATCTACTACTGAGTTATTAAATGGTACTTGTCAATCGTATCTAGAAAGAACTGCTGAGTATTGTATACGACCTGAAGATAATGCATTTGCACTAGCAGGTACTCTACATCATCTAAAGTTAGAAGAGTCAGCAGGTCTACTAGATAGACTGAAGTCAGAGATAACACTAGAAGCACATGGTATAACAGGTACAGTAGACTTATATGATTCAGAGACAAAGACGCTTGTAGACTACAAGTTTTCTGGTTCGTATAAAATAGCAAAGTGTTTAGGGATAGCACATTACTACACTAAGCACCCTACAGAGGTGTATAAGAGAAGTGGTAGATGGGGTAAGGCAGGTACACCAAAGAGAGTTAAAGAGTTCTACAGAGATGAGAGTAAGGCAGACTTAGAAGATTGGGGATGGCAGTTAAATTTCTATAGATACTTGCTAGAAACAAATGGGTACGAAGTAGATCAGATGTTTATACAAGCAACAGTTAGAGATGCTGGATTACAGATAGCTAGAGAGCGTGGGATTACAGGTAAGATATACATGATAGAAGTTCCATACATAGACAATGAACATCTAATAGAAAGATATGTTATGAAAAGGGAGGCTCTTCTATCTGCATTAGAAAAGAAAGAGTTACCAGAGAAGTGTACAGATGAAGAAACATGGGGTGGTATGAAGTGTGAATCGTATTGTCCTGTAAGAGAAGTATGTACATATAACCAAACAAAAGGAGAGTAGAGTGAAGTTACCTAAGAAGTGGACTATCAAAGAAGAGATTGATGGTATTACATGGTGGATTATTAGAGGTGGTGCATTTACCAATTCTATTACTGAGAAGTATCCACATAGATTCTTCGAGTCTAAAGAAGAAGCAGATGTGTACTCATCTAATCTAAATAGAAGACTAAATAAAAAGACAGAGGTTGTAAATGTAGACTCTGTATTTATTAAACCTTACTAGGAGGAGCATGAAAGAGATACTGACAAAGCTAGATAAGATTGAGTTTAGACTAGAGCATTTAGAATTTGCTTTAATGAACTTAATGTTTGTCGTAGCTAATCAAACAGAAGAACTACCTAAGTTTAAGGAGAGCTTGAAGAGAGCTGAGTCTATGTCTAAGAAAGACAGAGACTTACTTAGCTTAGTAGTTAATGAGAAAGGAGCAGACGCTTGATAAATACAAATGACATAATATTTGACAATGTATTTGAAGACGAATGCGACAAGCTAGATACTATACTTTTAGAAATAGCAAAGGAAATAAAAGAAGAAGGTGGATACCCT